GTTTTAACAGTTTCATTGGATGTATTCAAAGCACGCACAAGTGCTGGATCAACACAACAAAGCCTTGATTTTGTGCCACAACCATACATACTCGGACGTACAATCCAAAACAGAATCGTTGGAATGCTTGGTGCTTACATTGATGTTGAGGCGTTAATCGGATGACATTAGCAACACTACGCGCAGCACTTAAAACCCAAATCACATCAAATAGCGTTTATTCAGTTGTTGACTTTGGTGCAGAATTTGTTACAACCCCAAGCATCATGATTTTGTCAGCTGATCCATGGCTTGAACCAGTAACCATTGGTAACAACAAAGCATGGCGCGTCAGATACATACTTGAATTAGTTGCAGCACCAAACACAAATCCTGGTGCATTAACGCAACTTGAAACAATGGTCAGCACAGTCTTGCCATTGATAGGACAAACTTGGCAGATACAATCCGTTTCGAGCCCAAGGATACGACAAGCGAATACCAGTGATGTTTATTCGGTTGAAGTATCAATAACTACAATCTACAATCCATAAGAAAGGAAATATATGCCAAGCACAGTAATTACTGGTAGATCGATTGCATTCACATATGACTCTGTGAACTATGACGACCAAATAATCAGTGCAACTGTTACACTAGATGATCCAAACTCAACTGTTCAAACCTTGAATGGATTAGTTGATTATGTAGTGGACAAAGAAATTGGAACACTAACAGTAGAACTATTACAAGACTGGGGCGCAACAGGCTCAGTTTGTGATGACATTTGGGGCGATGCTGATACAGCACCAACCACATTGAAAACTGTTACAATCCAAATCAATAGCAAAACAATGACTTTGAGTGTTTTACCAAAGAGACCAGATTTTGGTGGCGCTGCACCGGACGCATTAACTGTTTCCGTATCAATGCCAATTCGCTCAGTTTCAATCGCTTAACCTACCGACAGGGGTCACCTTAAATGTTTAAAATACAAATGGAATGGACGCTTGCAAATGGAAAGTCTTATGAAGATTGGACTATTCCATGGGAAATTGCACAAGCTGAAAAAGAAACTAAAACAACTTTTCTTGAGCTGTTCAAACGAGAATTGCCACCAAGCCTTGAACAACAATTCTGGCTTGCCTACCAAATGCAAAAGCGACTCAGTGATAAACCAGTTGGTAAGTTTGAAGATTGGCGATCACAAGTTGTTCACATCAATTCAAAGGATTTTGCAACAACAAATTTTACACAGCCGGAAGCATCGAAAGAACTTTGATAGAATTGGCCATCCTTTCGCGCCAACCATTATCAGAGTTCAAAACGCTTTCGGCCGAGTCGGTATCAACAATTGCAGATGTGGTGACTAAGTTAAATGGCCAATGATAATGCTATCGAAATTAAAATTGATGATAAAGAATTAAAATCATTAGTTGCATCTTTTAAAAAGATGGACAAGATTGCCACAGATGATTTAAAACAGATATCAAGAGAATTAGCAACTGAGGCTGCATCAGCTGTTGGTTCAGCATTGCAATCAACTGAAACTGGAAGAATCCTTGCAGGCACAATTAAAGTTTCAACTGCTGTGCAACCTCAATTTTCATTAGGTGGTACAAGGGCAATTTTAAAGAATGGAACACCTATTGGTGCTATAACTATGGGTATTGAGTTTGGTTCTTACCAAGACAGAGTGCGAGAACGTAAATCAGGTACTTACAAAGGCTATCGCCAATTCCAACCAAGATCACCACGCGAGGGCAGAGGCAACGCCGGGTATTACATTTACCCAACACTCAAAGCATTTCACGGCACGATTTTGAAAAGATACTTACAACAAGTTGATAGAATTGTTGCAGCATGGACTGAGAGGGCTTAACAATGGCTGGTGATATTAGAACCTTAACAATGAAAATTCTCGCTAACACAGGAGATTTTACAAAAGGATTAAAAGATGCAGAAAACTCAACCAAAGGGTTCTCATCCAGCGTTGGAAGTTTTTTAGGTGGAGCAGCTAAAGCATTTGGTGTTGTCACAGCAGCAGTCAATGGAACTGCATTTGCTATTGGAGTCACAGCTGTTAAAGCAGCAGTAGAAGCACAAAGAGAAGATGCCCTACTTGAGAAATCAATCCAAAACTTAACAAACGCAACTGATGAACAAATCAAGAAAACTTTTGAATACTTAGATGCAGCCGAGAACGCAGCAGGTGTTAACTCAGATCAATTAAAACCATCTTTTGAAAGAATCTTAAGAAGCGTTAAAGACATCACAGAAGCAACCAGGATTCAAAAAGTAGCACAAGACATTGCAGCTGGAACAGGAAAAAGTCTTGTTGAAGTATCGGACAGTTTGGCTCGTGCATACGAGGGCAACGTCAAAGGCTTAAAAGATTTAGGTATCAAACTTGAGACTACACAAAAGGTCACAAAGAAAGTTAAAGTTTCAAAAGATGATTTAGCCAAGTCAGAATTAAATGCTACTGGCGCAGCTCTTAATTTGCAATCAGCTCAGGAAAGATTAAACAAGGTTCTTGCAGATTCTGATTCAAGTGCTTTGGATGTTGCTAAAGCTCAGAATGCTTTGGAAAAAGCACAATTGCGTGCTTCTGATTCTTCTGACACTTTTGAAAAGAAACAAAAGAATGTTGGCAAGTCTATTACTGAAACTAAAGATGTGGCGATTCCTTTTAGCAAGTTGCTTGATGATTTATCTAAACAATATGATGGCGCAGCAGCAGCAGCAGCTGAAACTTATGCTGGCAAACTTGAAATGGTTAGAACCAGTTTTACAAAGATTAAAGAAGATTTAGGAACTATTTTACTTCCTGCATTAGGTAATGTAACTGATTTTGTTAAAAGCGCTGTTGTTCCTGCAATTGAAGGATTAGTAAGTGGTTTAAGTCGAGAAGGCAAACAAGGACTTGCAAGAGCATTTTATGACGCTGGAACTGGAGTTGTTTCCTTTGGTTATGACATGAAAACACCAGAGGGCAGAGCATATTTACTGGGTGAGGAAATTAGAAAACTTATTGACTCTATTAATGCATTATTAGACATTGATCCTGAAAGTGGAGAAAGTGCATTAACTAAGTTAATAGATATGATGACAACACTTGTTAATAAAACTGAAGAAGCAATAAAGTTGTATGAAAGATTTAGGGATTCATTTGTTGGTGGCGCATTACTTGATGTATCACTACAGCCACTTAGAACTGCTGGCGCAGCTGGCAGTGCATTGTTTGGTGGTAGTCCTGGTCAAATCATAAACGTTAACAACACATTTGGTGCAACTAATTCTAAGGCTCAGGCAAACACAGTCGTTAAATCAATCAACAATGCTGCAAAGGCTGGCACAGTCAACAAGTTTGTTAAGCCAATGATTCCTGGCAGGTAATCGTGCCTTGGTCACCAAACGCCACAGTTAAGATTAACGGCACAGCTGTTACTAATTACACCCTTGAGGGTGTTCAAATCAGCATGGGTCGCGATGATGTACAACAACAATCATCAGCAGGCTTTGCAACAATTGACTTCTTAGATTTGCCTTACACAGATGTTGAAATCTTTGACACAATACAAGTCACCTTAAACAATTACACCGGTGTTGACACAACAGTCTTTACAGGGTTAGTTACAGATGTTTCAGTTTCAGTGCTTGATGCTGGCACAACAAATACCTTTATCACACAGATCAGTGCATCTGGTGGGCTTTCAGAACTAGCAGCTAAAGAAGCAAACATTGTTGGTTATGCTGAACAAAAAGATGGTGACAGGATTGTTTCAGTAATCTCTGACACTTTTGGCCTTAAATGGAATGAACTGCCTGCAACACAAACTTGGAACGATTACACAACAGAGACTTGGAATGATTTGCTTGGCACTGATATTTCAAACATTGACACACCTGGCACTTATGATTTATTCAGTTCACTAGCTGCACCAGAGCCTTTAAATGCTTTAAATTATGTTCAGATTGTTGCTGATTCTGGTTCAGGTTACATCTATGAAAATCCGGCAACTGGTGCAATTGGTTATCAAGATCAAGATGCAAGAGCTGACTATGTGACAGCCAATGGCTTTGTCAACATCTCAAAGAACTTCATCATGGCCGATGGCATCAATGTGACCACATCACGAAACGACATCATCAACGATGTAAGAGTTATTTATGGCGCAGCACAAGATGTTATGCAAGTTGAAGAACTTGACTCAATCAGCCAGTACGGCAGAGTTACACAATCAATTGAAACATTCTTAAAAAATTCAGGTGATGCCGATACTTTGGCAGATCGTCTAGTACTTCTTAATGCTTATCCTCAACCAGTGATCCAGGGCATTCAAATACAAATTGATGCACCAACAATGTCATCGTCATTGCTTAATTCTTTGGTGGGTGTGTTTTTTGGTATGCCAGTATCTGTCACAGACTTCCCTGCCCTTTTGTACCCAAATCAATTTTTTGGTTATGTTGAGGGCTGGTCATGGGACATTGACCGATTTACTGCACGTTTAACACTTAATGTTTCAGACTTCACATTCTCAGCTGGGCCTGTGGCGTGGCAAGATGTATTTGCCGGGGAAACTTGGGATACACTAGATCCATCACTACGATGGCAAGACGCACTTTTGGGAGTTAATTAGATAATGCCAACAACAACAAAAATGGGAATTGTTTACCCTGCCTCAACAGATTTAGTCAAAGATGGCGCAACTAACATGGGCACAATTGCCACAACAATTGATGCCAAATCAGGATTAGTTTTACTTAATACAACTTCATTTTCAGGGTCAAGTTCACAATCTGTCAATAATGTTTTTAGTACAAATTTTACAAACTATTTAATTTTGTTAAATTGCACCCACGCTATCGCTGGTGATATATTTATGAAACTGAGAGCATCAGGAACAGATGCAACTTCTAATTATGCAAACCAAAGAATTTTTGGTTTTGGAACTACTTTAGTTACTTCAACAAATACAACAACTGCTCAATGGCCTATCAACATAGGCTCAGGTGTTGGGACTAAAGTTTCTCGTATTGAATTATTCTCTCCATTTGTTGCAGTTCCAACTAGAGGGTTATGCCAATTTTTTGACCAATCAGTATCTTTTACAGGTATTTTTGGAATGGCTAATTCAAACTCAACTTCTTATGACGGATTTACTATAGCCCCAGACACAGGAACAATTACAGGAGATGTGACAGTTTATGGCTTCAACAAATAAAATTATTGTTGGTATAGATGATCAACAAATAGAACTTAAAGGTGCAGATAAAGAAGCATTTTTAGCAAACCAAGAACTACAAATAAAAGAACGCGAATTAATTGCTGTTGAATTTAAAGCCAAACAACATGCGCGTGAATCTGCTATCAAAAAACTTGCAGACATTGCCGGACTCACAAAAGAAGAATTGGCAAGTATTTTATGACCAACTACAAAGCAATAGCAGCATCCTGGGCACGCTCATTTGTTGCAGGACTTATTGCATGTTATTTAGCAGGCGTTACTGATCCAAAGATGTTGTTATCAGCAGGAATCGGTGCAGTTGCACCAGTAATTCTTCGCTGGTTGAATCCTAACGATTATTCATTTGGACAAGTTAATGTCAAAGAAGCTGACGAACGCTAAAGGCTGGACTGGCCATGATGCAGCGCAATGGATGGCTGTTGCACACATGTCAGGCAAACGTGGAGTAAAAGGGCTTTGTCTTAAGACTTGCCGTCAAGCATGGCAAATACCAGCTAAATACCCAAGTGCAATTGTTGCTTGGAATAACACACCTAAGAAGCACAAATTTACTGATCCAATGAAAGCACCTCAAGGGGCAACTCACTTTTGGAAAGGTGGCAAGTTTGGCCATGTGGCTATTCAATCTGATAAACCTGGTTATGTGTGGACTACTGATCTACCTGTCAAAGACACAGTAGGAAGAATTTATTACTCAGGAGTGACAGATGCCTGGAGTTCAAAGTATCTTGGTTGGACAACGCAATTGAATGGGGTTGATTTGAATGTCTGACAAAGACAAAATTGAAATACCGGATGTATTCGGTGATGCACTAATTGGTGTTATGAATGCAGCTCATGAAAAAGGTGAATTGGTTACCGGCTTTGTTGTACTCATGGAAACTTACGATGCCAAGGGTGTCAAAAGAATGAAAACTATTTGTTCACCAGGTATGCCTCAATACACCATGTTTGGAATGATTAACTTTGCCAACCAAACATTTGAGTACGCAGACAGTCCAGATGATGATGATTTTGATGATGATGATTACGATCCAGACTGGTACAAACGCCAATGACAATAAATGAAATAGTTGGTGTAGTAAGTGTTTCAGCAACTATACTTGTATTGATGATTCGCCTAATAGCGATCCAAACCAAAATCAAACAAACATTGTTCCCTAATGGTGGATCATCACTTGCCGACAAAATAAATGACATGAGAATTGATTTAAGCAAATTGCAAACAAAAACTGATATGATATGGAGTGATGTAATCGACCTCAAGAAAAAGAGGTAAGTTTATTAAGCGTTACTTAATACTTTCGGATTTGCAAATTCCATTCCATCACAAAAGGAATGTTGAAAAAGTTTTAGACTATATATGGGAATCAAAGATTGATGGCATCTTCTGCGTAGGAGATGAAATTGATGTGCCTCAGCTTGGTGCATTTAATAAAGGCACTAAAGCAGAATTTGAAAGAACACTTCAAAGAGACTTCAATACAGCTCATAACGTACTGGCAGATTTCAGAGAAGCCCTCGGATCAAAGAAAAAGCCATTTGTGTTACAACGATCCAATCACAGCCAAAGAATTGAAAAGTACATCTATAAATCAGCGCCAGCATTTGAATCAGTAACAGCTCTAAGAATTGAAAATTTACTGGGATTGAACAACTTAGGAATAACTTATCAACGCCACATGGACTTTATTGCTCCTGGAGTTTTGATGGGTCATGGCGATGAGGGAATACTCTCAAAATCAGCAGGCCTTACAAGCCTCAATTTGGCCATCAGAACAGGCCAAAACGTAGTTTGTGGCCATACCCACAGGCAAGGCATCTCAAAGGCTTCTAGGGGCTTTGGTGGCCGTTTAAACACTATCTGGGGCATGGAAGTAGGACATCTTATGGATTTGCGCTCATCTGGTGCAGGCTACATTAAAGAAAAGGCTGCAAATTGGCAGCAAGGCTTTGGGCTTTTGTATGTGAAAGACAATCATGTTGTTCCTCAGCTTGTACCGATTAACGCTAAAGGCAAGTTCATTGCAGATGGTAAAGAGTGGGGTTAGACACGCCATCTTTAAATAATTGACTAGTCGGCCATCTCGGACATACACTCAAGAACATGTTAAGAACATCAGATGTTGCAAAGCAACTTAAAGTATCTGCACGCACCATTCAAAGATGGGCTGACAAACAAATCATTAAAGCAACAGTGCTTCCAAGTGGACACAGAAGATTTGATGAAACAGAAATAAACAAATTGAAAAGGGGTCAATAATGGGATTCTTTAATATCGATGAGTACGAACCAGTTGCTGAAAGATTGGATCGTTTTTGGAAAACTCATAGTGAAAATGGAAGAATTGAAACTGAATTAATTGCTCATGAAAATGGTCATTACATTGTAAGAGCAAAAGCATTTGTTGGAGATCGTCAAGTTGCAACAGGACTTGCAGATGAACGCACTGAGCAAAAAGGTGTAAATGCACGCAATGCCCTTGAGAATGCAGAGAGCAGTGCAATCGGTAGATGTTTGGCCAACTTCAATTTTCAACCTAAACGCAATGGACAAAATGTTGCACAACTAAGACCAAGCAGAGAAGAAATGGTCAAAGCCAATGTTGAACAATTACTTGGTGCAACTGAAGTGCCTTATGTTGAAAAACCAGTTACTTATCTAAAGCCTCGCAGGATTGCGACTCCGAAGATGTCTGGTTGGTTACAACGCGAACTGGCAAAGCACTTAAAAGATACCAGTCAACAAAATGCTTTTGTTCAATTTGCATCAAGGCGTAAAGATGCACAGATCGTGCCCGAATCGAATCTGACATTTGAAG